TATTCCTGTAAAATCTGCACCAACTGCAAACGCTTCCACTTCTACAAATGATATTACAAATTCAGATTTATCCTACCTAGAATCTACTTCAGTAGAAACTAATGTAGTAGCAACTACAGTTGCAGATACAACTTTCCTTATTAATAAAACAAAAATTGTAGCGAAAGCTACCCAAGACAGTGAGGTATCAGGAGAAGGAACAACATCATATTTATCTCCTAGAGGTTCAGATAATTGGACTAGTACTTATGATTATGAAGGATTAATTAATGTTAAGGTTGGAGATTATAGTTCAAAGTATGTTGTAAGTTTAAAACCTAAAGCAGGAACACTTAGTGGAAATACTTATAAAGTAGGATTCCAAACTCCTGCATCTAATGTTGCTCTCAACCAAAAATATGTAGCTACTCCTGTTATCGCACAGATTATAAAAGGAGGAGCTAGTGCTATTAGTGTTAGTGGTACAAATCATTGGGATAACTTTAGTGATAGTTCTCCAGCAGAAGGTTTTGGAGGATGGAAACCTGCAACTGGAAGAAATGAAGATGGAGAAACAAGTAATACAGACTACTATGATGGTTTAGATGATATAGCATCAGGAACACTTGCTAACAGTCCATTTACATTTACATTAGAAGCTAGTAAAAGTGTTATTATTATAAAAAGTACAGAACCTTTTGATATTGAAACTGCAGATTCTCATGGTGGAAATGATGTAATAGGAATTACAACAAGTACAACTTCCTTTTCAAAACTTCCCGGAACAGGAGCACCTAATAATTTTATTGTAAAAATTGCAGGAAGTAGTGATGCAACTCAAGATGATTTCTTTGTTAAATATAATAAAAATGAAGAGAATTGGAAAGAGGCTCTTGGTTTTGGAGAAAGTGATGCCGGAGTTACTAGTGGATTAGTAACAGGTTTTAATATGTTCACTATGCCTCATCGATTGATAAGGTTATATGATAATCAAGGAACTCCTAATAAATATTTTCTTTATGAACCAGTAAAAGAAGCATCTGCATCTAATGGAGCACCAGATCGTTATGGATGGTCTTCTAGGAAATCAGGAGATGATACTTCTAATCCATTTCCTTCTTTTACAGGAGGAAAGATCAATGATATATGTTTTCATAAGAATCGTTTTGGAGTCCTTAGTGATGAGAATATAATCTTCTCAGTCGCAGGAAACTTCTATAATTTCTTTCCAATTTCTGTGATGACAGGACTAGACAGTAATCCTATTGACATCTCAGTATCAAACAATGAAGTTTCTATTCTTAAACATGCTGCAGCTTTTGACCAAAGTTTATTACTCTTTTCAGATTTTCAGCAGTTTAGTTTGAATAGTAGTGAAGGTGCATTTACTCCCTCTAATGTTTCAGTAGATGTTGTAACTCAATTTGAAAGTACTGCACAAGCTCCTCCTGTATCTTCAGGTAAGTTTGTTTATTTTCCTTTTCAACGAGGAGAGTATTCAGGAGTAAGAGAATACTTTGTTGATATGGGTTCTGCAGATTCTAATGATGCTACAGATATTACTGCCCATGTACCTCAGTATATAAAAGGTAATATAACTAAAATGGTAGTAAGTTCTACTGACCAGATGATTGCAGTTCTTAGTGAAGATGATACTAAACGAGTTTATATTTATAAAAACTTTTGGCAAGGTCAGGAAAAGCTACAAAACTCTTGGAGTCATTGGGTATTCGATGGAGATATACTTAACTGTGCATTCTTAGGATCGACTTTAAAGTTACTTGTAAAGAGATCAGATGGTTTATATTTAGAAGATATTAATTTAAGTTTAGATTCCGCAGAAGCAGTTATGGAAGATAAAACTTCAGTACTTCTGGATAGGAGAGTAAAACTTGTGAATGGAAATACTGTAGCTGCTCATCTTCCGTACTTTGCAAATATACCTAGTAACATGGTATATGTCACAGACAATGCGAGAAAGATAATTGCTTCTACTGCATCTGCAACTCAAACTTTGGTAAATGAATACCTTGCTGAACACTCTTCTAACGTAGTGTATGCAGGAATCCCTTATACTTTTGAATATGAATTCTCTAGATTTATTCATAAGGAAAATGATCTTCCAATACAAACAGCAAAACTTCAAGTTAGGAATATTAACTTACTTTACAATAATACTGGATTCTTCAACATTAAAGTTAATGTAACTCCAGGAACTATTAAGATTCCAGATCCTAATGTAATAATTTTACCATCTTCTACTTTAGCATCTGGTGATGCCACAGTAACAGTATCAAATACAAATAGTCTTAAAGCAGGAATGCCTGTATCAGGACATGGAGTACCTTTAGGAACAACAATATCTTCTATAACTGATACCACTACATTAGAACTTTCTGCAAATGCGTATCTAACTAGTGATGCTATTACTTTAACATTTAATTCAGGACAAACTATATCTACTACTCCTCGTACAAACTACTCTAAGAACTTCTCTGGAATGCTCACTAACACCTCTGCTTTTGGTGAGTATAAATTGCTCTCAGGGAGCTTCAAAAGCTCTGTCATGACAAATAGTTCTAACTGTAATATTATATTAGAGAATGATCAATACTTGCCGTGTGCGTTTATGTCAGCAGAATGGGAAGGATTCTTACATAAGAGAAACCGAAGAGTATAGATGTATTACAAGGAACATGTAAAGTCTTTTGAGCCTTTTTATGTTGATCTTTTAGGGGATAATATGTGTGAGGTAGATAAAGATGAGGTATATGCAACTTCAGGACAAAATCCTAAAGAAGCATTAACTACTTCTATAATGAGAAGTGACCAGTTAATATGTTATTTTGATAAAGATAAATTACTTGGTATTGGTGGGGTAGGTATAGAACTCAGTGGAGAAGGGATTCCGTGGTTCTTGAGAACTAAGTATTTTAATTCTTGGAAGAAAAAGAATAAAAAAAGCTTTCTCAAAAGTAGTAGATCTTGGATCGAACATATGGGAGAGATGTATCCTGCAATGTATAATTATGTAGACAAACGAAATAAAGAATCAATCACTTGGCTTAAACATTTAGGATTTCAATTCACACAAACTGTACAACATTACGGATTTCTTAGAATCCCTTTTATTAAATTTGAAAAGTATAACGGATAGATAATGGACCCATTTACTATAATGATGGTTGCCAAAGGCACACAAGCTGTAATGAACCATCAAGCTCAGAACGCTGCAGCAGCAGCTCAAAGAGCTATGAAGTATAAGCAGGATCTAGCAACTAAACGTGCTTTGAGAATTAAAGCTGGTTTTGCTCGTCAAGCTATTTCAGATACAGATCGAATGAGAGTTAGAAATATTGATATTAAATCTGATATTGGTATTTCTTCTGCATTAGCAAGAATGAAAGCCACTGCTTCTATGAAAGCTTCTGGACTACCTGAAGGAGCAAGTACAGATGGTTTATTACGACAAGCTCAGAATAGTGTCCTTAATAAAACTACTAAGATGTTACAAGATTTAGATATGAAAGCATCTCAATTAGATTTTAGAGATCGTGAAATACAACAAGGAATGGATATGGCTTGGTTACAAGCACAACAAGCTATTGACAGTACTTCTTATCAATCCGGACCAGGAGCAATGGGATTAGCTATGGGCTTAGGAGGAGCTGCATTAGATGCTTATACTTTTGATCAACAAGTTGGAAGTGGATCAGGATCAACAGGCAATACAGGACCTAAATAATGTCAGAATTTTCTACAGCAAATTATAATATAAATCGGTTTGATAAAACTGCTGGTGTACCGACTGCTCAAGTAGACAAACAAGCTGAAATGCAAACTGCAAATAAGTGGAAACAAATTGCAGATGGTATTGGAATGTTTGCTGATAAAGGAGGAGAAGCTTATAAAGCAAAAGTAAATAGAGATCGAAGAGATGAAGCTGAAGCAAGAAGAAAAAAAGCAGAAGCCCAACAAGAAGAAAATATTCAAAAAAATTTAGCTTTAATAAAAGCTGAAAAAATATATACCGAAACAGGAGGTGCTAAATCTTGGCATGAATTAAATGAAGAAGAAAAAGATTTTCAAGTAGAATCTAATAAAATGGGGATGCAAGCACCCGGAGTAGGTAAAATAACGCTTTCTGAAGCAGATAAAAAAAATAAATTTTTAAAAGAAGCTTATCAAACTAAAAGAACTGCAGCAGTATTAAAAAAACATCAAGCTAATTGGAATGAAGTAGCTCCTAATTTAGTTGATAAAGTTTATGAAGAATGGTATGCTCAAAGAAATACTGAAGGAGGTGAACCTAATTGGTCAAAATATTCTACTGCTAAATTAGAAATATACAAATTAGAAAGAGCAGAAGAGCATCTTGTAGGACTTCCTATGTTAGGAGAAGCTAGAAAATTAGTTCCAGAAAATGATACTAAATATTTATCTGCAACATCAATTAAACAAACAGAATATGATGAAGAACTTATTGATAAATCTATTCAAGCAGGGTTAGATAATGCACTTCTTGTTAGAGAAGGTAATGATGAACCAGAAGAAGATTTAAGTTCTGCTAAAGAAATTGATGATGTTATAGAATCTATTGCCTACCAAAAAAATGAAAAAGGAGAAAAAATAGTAATTTATGACAAGATTAGAGTACAAGAACAATTACTTGATGATTTAACTTTTAAATTAGATAAAGTTACTGATCCTGATGATCCTTTATTTAAAGTTGTTAAATCATTACAATCTAAACGAGGAAAATCTTTTTTTGATAGAAGAGGAGGAAATCCTCCTATTGGTAAACAATGGAAAACTTGGTGGAAAGCCGCTATAAAAAAAAGATCTGATTTAAGAAAAACTAAGATATCTAATAATAATGCTGCAAATAAACAAGAAATAGTTAAAGCTAAACAAACTTCAACTAGTCACTTAATACTAGCTAAATCGGCTTTAACAGTAAAAGACCCAACTCCTGAAGAAATTAAAAAGGCTCAAGAATTAGGAAGTGAAATACCTTTATCTAGATTAGATGTTTTAAGATCTTCTTTAATTCGATTAAGAGCAAATGCACATCCTTTTACAGTAGCCGCAGGAGATTATGGAGATAAATTTTCTCAAACTGAAGCATCTCTTGTAGAAGCAATTAGGAAATTAGATCCTAAAGATCCCACATTTAATGTGCCTGATAATCCTAAAGCTGTAGAACAAACAAATAATTTTAAAAAACAAATTTCTACTATGTCTCCTGAAGAAATAAGAGATCTTAGAATAGAATTAGCAAAAAAACCCAGTCTTCCGTGGGTAGCTACAATGCAAGAAAATGCTTTAGATGAAAGAGAAACAGAAATAACGGAAGAATTAAGTC